GACCCTGATGTTTACATCATGCGTGGAATTTATACCATGCAGGATCTAGATTTTAATCTAAGTCAGTTTGGATTGTTTCTAACCAGTGACAACATCATGGTACATTTTCATTTGCGCAACACTGTGGACACCATACAGCGCAAACTCATGCCAGGTGATGTATTTGAATTGCCGCACTTGAAAGACGAATATGCACTAGATGACAGCATTGTGGCGTTGAAGCGATTTTATGTAGTCACAGATGTCAGTCGTCCAGCCAACGGATTCAGTCAAACATGGTATCCGCACCTGTTGCGAGCAAAATGTCAACCTTTGGTGGACACTCAAGAATTTGCACAAATTCTCGATCAAGATTCTGGTGCTGGAGATGGCAGTACCTTGCGCGATCTAATGAGTACCTATCAAAAGAGCATTGACATAAACAATCAAATCATTGAACAAGCCAATGCAGATGCTCCACTCAGCGGATACGATAAAGATCACTTTTTTATTATTCCTACTGTGGAATCTGGTTTGGTAGATTATGCTTCTGCCAGTGATGTTATAGATGATGCTAGTATGGATACCAAAGATGCTGCATTTGTGTTGAACACTAGGCACCGAGAACTATATGTTGGAATTGACAGCGGCAACGGTATTCCACCAAACGGAGCAACATTTGCATCTGGTATAACATTTCCTGCAAATCCCAGCGTTGGACAATTTCACCTGCGTACAGATTATTTGCCCAATGCACTGTTTAGATATGATGGCAAACGTTGGAACCTGTATGAGCAAGGAGTACGTATGACCATGAATCAATTTGGTTCTCAGGATGTTGCACCAGGTACACACTTCGAAGGCGAAGCAGTACGAATGACGCAAAAATCTAGTTTTGTTAACAATCTTACAACAGCCACTATCAACGGTCAGGTCGTGGAAGAACGACAAGCACTAAGCAAAGCACTTAAACCACGGGCGGACAACTAAAATGGATTGGTTCTATGACGGTCAGATAAGACGCTACCTAACTCAGTTCATGCGAGTTATGAGCAACTTCAGTTACAAAGATGGCAATGGCAGATTGGTGCAGGTACCTGTTATGTATGGCGATCCTAGCCGACAAGCTGCGGCACTGCTGAAGAAAAACAGTGAAAACACTTTGCCCAGTGCTCCGTTTATTGCTTGTTATATCAAGAGTGTAGAATACGAACAAACACGATTGCAAGATCCAACCTTTGTGAGCAAGGTGAATATACGAGAAAGAGAATTTGACGAAGAAAGTCAACAATACTTGGAAACACAAGGACGAGGCTATACTGTGGAACGCATTATGCCAAGTCCTTACAAGTTGACATTTAGTGCAGATATATGGACTACCAACACAGATCAAAAGTTGCAAATTTTTGAACAATTGAGTTACCTGTTCAATCCCAGCATGGAATTGCAGACCACAGACAACTATGTGGACTGGACCAGCCTCACAGTGTTGTTTTTAAAAAGCACCACATGGTCCAGTCGACAAGTTCCACAAGGAACCAATCAAGACATTGACATCTTGAACATGACATTTGAAACTCCTATTTGGATCACACCACCTGCAAAGGTCAAACGCATGGGAATAATTACAAAGATTATAGCCAATGCTTTCAGTAATCAGCAGGGAGTGATTGTGAGCGAATACGAAGGCACCGGCAGCGGCACCAACATGTACACTGGGTTAGGTGACCCAGTCAGTAGAACCACAGTAACTCCGGGCAACTTTGAACTGATGGTGCTGGACAATGTGGCCAGCTTGTTGAGAAACAACACTGCATCTCATGCCAACGATGTTGAAATGCCGGGGCACACAGTGTCTTGGAGAAGTTTGCTGGACCTGTATCCTGGACAGTTTAGAGCAAATTTAACACAGTTAAGATTGATCAAATCTGATGGTAACGAAGTTGTTGCATATGTGAGTTTGGATCCTTTGGATGAACGTCGAATGTTGTTGAACATTGACACTGACACTATCCCTACCAACACTGTGATTGGTGCCCGAGGCACAATTGATGCAATTATCAATCCTGACACTTTCAATCCCGGCACACCTGTATCAGGTGCAAGATATTTGATACTGGAAAACATCAACAGCACTTCAGCAGATGGTCCAGCAGCATGGCTACAGGGCAACGGTGATGGATTCGCTGCCACAGCCAACGACATCATTGAGTGGACTGGCACTGAATGGAACATTGTTTTCAATTCCTTGCAGACACAAACAGTGACCTACATAACTAACATATACACAGGCATTCAATACAAATGGGAAAACGATTCGTGGTCCAAGAGTTTTGAAGGCATTTACGATCGAGATGCATGGAGAATAATTCTATAAACCCGCAACAAATTATTGCCAGTGGCGGACTGTTTCTGGCCAAGGATACCAAGAGGTTTCTACTGTTGTTGCGCACACAAGGTAAGACCGCAGGCACATGGGGCTTGGTTGGAGGAAGAAAAGAACCTTCAGATGCAACTGCGTTTGAAGCTCTCAAAAGAGAAATTGAAGAAGAAATTGGTGTGGTCAACAACATCAAGAAAACCATACCGCTGGAACTGTTTACCAGCAATGACCAAAACTTCCAATACAACACCTATGTGGTGTTGGTAGACAATGAATTTATCCCTGTTTTAAACAAAGAACATTCAGGATATGCATGGTGTAGTTTTGACAGTTGGCCCAAGCCATTGCATCAAGGTGTAAAAGCCAGTCTTGCCAGCAAAGTGATACGAGCAAAACTGGAATTGTTGTTGGATTTAATCGATTAGATCTGGACCAAATGCCCAGGTTCCTAGATGTCGCATTTCCATGCTGAGTTGTGTATCAACTTTGACACCATAGCCAGCCTGCGCCATTTTTTGACAAAAGATCATGTCTTCACCCAAGTGATCATTGCTGGCTGGAGTCCATCCAAATTCAAACCAAGGTTGTGCTATCTCGTCTAGGATGCTGGTTTTGACCAACATACATCCCATACCAATACCTTCTACATCAACCAAATCATCTTGCGGTTCGAATGGCAAGGGATTGGACCAATCGCCGATGGTTTCATAAGCAACACCTTTGGCTGGTAGTTGTCTACGTACATAGTTGGCAGCGACCACAGGCTCTTTGTGTGCCAACAGTCTCAGTGCAGTAGTTGGAGGGAACACCATGTCGCTGTCTAGCCACAGCATGTATTCAGCACCGATGTTTTTGGCTTCTAAAGCTAATCGTTCTCGCTGAGTCAGCAACACTGTGCTGGCATCAAATACTACATGGGTATCTAAACCATTCATGGTATTGAGTTTGACCAGCTCAACTAGACACTTGCTGAACGCCGAATGTACATGGTCCCTGGTTGGACTAAGTACTGCCAGTTTAGATTTTTTTAGGCTCCACTGGCTGGAAGCAAATACGCTTTTACTCATGCACCTGCTACATCTTTACTCAAAGTTTCACCTTGAATTACCAATTCCTGAATTGCATTAATTATGTCTTGGCTGCGTTTTGCTGCCAACACAAAGTCGTTGGGACTGAGTTTGCACATGGTTGTCATTGTGGCAATGCTGATTTCATTTTTACACAGCGTTTCCAATGCACCCTGTCTTGCTAAATTTTCAATAAAATGTTGTTGTGCAACATCGTCTTGATTGCTCAATAATTGTTCGCAATCATCCACGTCTAATTCTTCTGCAAGTTCTCTCAATATTGTCAACTCGTTTTTTTCTGCTTCTGAAACAGTTTCAAGGCTTTCTAACAGTTGAATTCTTTTTAAGAAATCCAACAAGGTTGCCGGGTTAGAAGTTCTGTCATGGTAGACAATGTTGTCTAATTCCCAGCGGCTTGTTCCAATTGTAGCACATTTAATCAACTTGTCAATATCTAATTTTTTCTTTTTCATTTTTAATCCGTTTAGGCATATGTGAACGGTGCTGTTTTTCCGCCAAAGGTAGCGGAAAAACTAATCTGTGTTCCTGCCACTTTACCGCCATAGTTTGCACCCAATGATGCACTTAGCCGCACGTTTTGACTGCCGGCAATGGCACTACCACCGGTACCTGCAGGTACGTTGTTGTATGCTGCTTGTACCTTACCCATTGATATTGCAGATCCCGTTGCTGGCAAAACTGGCATTTATTGTTTCCTTAGCGGCCTTGTTATTTATTGACCAGTAAATTTACTTGGTTTCAAAGTTGATCCAGTATTTAGCCAATTTGTTATTTGTAATTATATGCCGTATCTTGTTCTAACAGCATTGAAATTTTGTCGGACTTCTGTTGCGGTTAGTGCTCTAGTGTATCTTGAAACTGATGCTATGGATCCTACAAACTGTGCCGACCATGACCCACCAATTCTATCAACTGGGTTATTATTACCAGAAGTTGAATTTGCAACGTTTGCATCTAATGTTCCGTCCACATACATGTCCATGGTATTATTATCGTAGTTTATCCATGTTAGCATATGCCAATTGTTATCGTTTACAGTTCTTATACCAAGTTTCTGAGCCCATGCACTGCTTTGATAAGTCCAGTATACAATTCTTCCACTGTTTACTCCCATCATTGAATACACCGGACCGCCACTGGAGTTTGACATCACAGACCCGTTACCTAGATCATTTGTAGTAGTTGTAGTTTTAACCCATGCACTAACTGTCCAGGGTGTTGTGCCATTGCCTAAAGTTGTATTTGGTATAGTGATAAAATTAGAACCATTAAAACTAAATGTGCCGTCACTTGCGTATGTTAGACTTGTTGCAGTGATTGTGTTGTTGTTTGTAAGGTCTCTGATTGCTTGTGTGTTTGATCTAGTTCCGGACGACCCAAGGCTTGGTATATATGGAGTAGCATACGATCCAACCTCGCATTGTGCTCCCCATGCATATACAGAATAGCCCGTTGCGGAATTTGCTCTACTTGCGCCAAAATCTACGCCACATTGTATTTGATTAACACCTGTAGCGGGTATTGTATAACTTACAGAGTATCTCGACCAGTCTCCAATACTATCAATAGGAGCACTTGTAGTTACCGCAGGAGCATTTATCACTGCGCCATTTAATCCTGTAGCTATACCTAACAATATTGGATTAACTAGTCCGGCATTTTTTACCCAACAAGAAAATGTATATGTGGTGTTTGCAGAAACAGATATAGTTTGAGAATAACGAGAATAGTACCCTGTTAACTGGTCTGCGGTATTTGTTCCGTCTGGTGCTAAAAATCCTGATGTAACTGTTGAATTAATCCAATTGTTAAACATGTTTCCTGTCCAGTTAGACATGAAATTGCCACCAGAATATGCTTGACTAAATGTTATTAGATTGGTTGCCGGAGGTCCAATGAAAGACTTTTGAGTATTGGTCATGTCATAGTAAAATGCCAATCCGTTGGGTTGTATGTTTGGACCACCAAATGCACTCATATTCCGTACCTGCCTCTCAACGCTCTAAAATTTTGAGTTACTTCTGCTGCTGAAAGAGCGCGGTTATAAACGTGCGCGGCTGCTATGGAACCTTGGAACCATTCGTTGGCCGCAACATCACCACCTATATTAAACGTCATAGGATTCGGTGAGAAATCTGGCGTGTCTCCATCTCGCGATCCTACCTGTACCCCATTTACATACATATACGTCTTTAGATTACTTGCTCCAGATTGTAGACCATTCCACACGCCAGTAACATATATCCACGTTGCAAGCGGCACCGGAGAAAATATTTCTGCGGGGTACATCTCAAACTTTTGAGTGGTCATTTTGTAGAACTGCAACGGTGTAGTTCCTCTATTGCCCATCACTAAATCTCCGTCAAAATTCCGGTTGGCCCGAAGCCATACCCCCCAAGTAAACGCCGTTGCTGAAGCTGATTGTACAGGAGTTTGGTAGCTAAACGAAACACGGTTGTTTGTACCGTTAAAACTAAAAGTCCTAACACCACCAACTGTGGTCCAACTAGGGCTGTTAACCAGTGTACCGTTATTGCCAAGGCCGCTTAAATCAAACCATGTTGACCCGGTTCCTGGATAACTTTTAATATTGGCAGCATCTAGATATAGTGTTAAGCCAGATGTGGCAATCGAAGGTCCGTGATTTAGGCTCATAGTCCGTACCTCCCTCTTACTGCATTAAAGTTTTGTAGAACTTGAGTATCTGTTAATACAGTATTGTAAATTTTGACAAATCCTAACTGCCCAACAAAAAATTCGCTACTGCCGCCACTATTTGATCCAACATATAATGATCCTGGAGTTATTGTACCTGTTCTAGCATTAGTACTTTCTTTTACTCCATTAATATAAACTCTAACATTACTTCCATCATAGGTTGCTACTCCATGAAACCATGCTCCTGTGTTTACAGTTGTGGTGCTATAGTTTGCATGTGGAATAGGAGAACTGCCTTGACATCCAAAATTCAAAAGCCCGCCATTTACTGTAAATATAACATCGTTAGTCGGTCCACATATTATGTTTTTCCAGGTATTACCGCTGGTAGTTTTAAATACAGCCTCGCATGTTACTGATGTTCCGTAACCACTTAGTGTACCAACAGTTACATTATCATCAACACCGTCAAATGTAAAATATCCACCAATACCGCTGGTATAAGAAGGGCCATTGTTAAGAGTACATGCTCTATTAGTAGTTGACAAATCATACCATTTTGTACCACTGCCGGGATAACTTTTAATATTAACGGCATCTAAACACAATACCAGTCCAGATGTAGCAATTGATGTTCCATAACTTACGCTCATATTTTATACCTTAAATTTTGAGCAATTAAATTTGACTCTTCAATTGCGCTATTTCTTTTTGTAAATTCTCAATAGATTTCTGTTGTTCTTTGATAGCTTCAATCAGCAACGGCACAATCTTTTCATACTGTACAGTTTTATAGTTTTCACCACTTTTGCTATTGCCGCTGTCGTCAACGTCAAACGGTGCTGGACGAACTGCTTCAGGCAATACTGCTTCAATCTCGTCTGCAAACACACCAACCAATTTCTTAGTTCTATCGTAGCCATAACTTTCAGCAATGGCATTGGGTGTGTATGTGATACCTGTTAATGATAACACTTTTGTAACAGCATTGTCAATTACCTGAACATTTTCTTTTAGTCTTCGATCTGAATAATAAGCAGTAACTTCGTTGGTAGCACGAATTTCACCAATTGTTCCACTGCCACTAGTACCTACGCCCAATGATAAAATGTAAGTACTTGTCCATACTGCCAGTCCGCTGCCAGAAACTGCTGTTCCTGTGCTTATTGTAACCTGTCCATTATACTGTGCAAGTTTAACAAGACCAGTGTCCAATACTTCAATACTTGGGATGCCAGAAACATCGTTGGCACTGAATATTGTTCCAGTAAAAGTATCAGCAACACTGAACAACTGACCGGCTGTGCCTGCTACTTCAAATTTATTAGATGTACTTGTAGTACCAATAGTTATTCTTTCGTTAACCATTAAGGTACCGCCAATTCCTACTCCACCGACGACTCTCAATGCGCCGGTGGTAGTTGAAATTGCATTTGAATTAGTATTAATTGTTACTGTGCCACCAGCAGCAGCAATAGTTAGGCCGCCGAGAAGGGCTGTTGCTGCACGTAGATTAAAATCTCCAGCTTCTGATCTAATATGAATATTGCCGCCGCCAGCGCTGACAATTACTCTTGAACTTGCTGCTCCTATCTGAACAACATCGCCAGATAATCCAGTTGCAAGATCTGCACTACCAACAGTAGACAACGCTCCGCCAACAGCTACTGCTCGAGTTGCGGGATTGATTGTAAAGCTAGAAGTTGTGTAGACCAATTCTCCGGTTGCACTAGCATTGTTAGAATCAACAAAAGTCAAGAAATAACTGGCGTTGCCTGTTTGTGCCACAGTGTTGACCTGTGTGGCAGTGGTTGCGGATCCTGCACCCAATCCACTTACTGTGACCCAAGTTGGAGCACTGCCTGTTCCGTTGGTTTGCAAAACTTGTCCAGTTGTGCCTGCTGCAACAAATGCAGTTGTGCCTGCACTGCTCTGATACGGTACTGACATTGCAGTACCACCACGCAAGTTGGTAGATACCACAGCATTCTGTACATAGATACTGCTGGTATTGGTGTATACTGGACTTGCTGCACCAGCTGATACCAACAATTGACCTGCTGTGCCAGGACCCACAAATCCACTTGTGTTGGCTGCTGTTTGCACAGCCAGTTGCCCAATAGTACCACCACGCAAATTGGTAGCAATTGCTGCATTGGCCACATACATGTTGGCAGTTGTGGTCCATGTAGGAGCACCATTGGTTGTGGCTTGCCAGAACTGGCCAGTTGTACCCGAGTTGGCAAATGCAGTAGCACCAGGTGCAGTTTGATATGGAATTTGCCAAGCATTGCCACCTGCCAAGTTGGTAGCAGTGGTAGCACTACCAGCACTCAATCCACTGATGGCCTGCCATATTGGCGCTGAACCATTACTGGTCAGCACAAATCCGTTGGTACCAATGCCTAAGAATGTTGTAATGCCAGCACTACTTTGA